CATTCGAAACCAAGGTGGTAATCAACTTAAGGTTATGGATATAAACAAGATCCAACAATCTGGAGAATATGAAAACAATTCCTTAGTAGATAGGTTTAATAGGTTATATTCAACATCACCTACTTCATTATATGGTTACCAAAGTAACTTTAATTACCAAACATTAAGACCACAACTATATTCAGAATATGATTCTATGGATACAGATGCTATTATAGCCTCTGCTTTAGATATTATAGCTGATGAAAGTACTCTTAAAAATGATATGGGTGAAGTACTTCAAATTAGAAGTTCTGATGAAAATATTCAAAAAATACTATACAATTTATTTTATGATGTATTAAATGTAGAATTTAATCTATGGCCTTGGATTAGAAATATGTGTAAATACGGAGACTTTTTCTTAAAACTAGAAATAGCAGAAAATTTTGGGGTTTATAATGTTATACCTTATAATGCATTCCACATTGAAAGATTAGAAGGACAAGATCCAGATAACCCAGCTGATATACAATATGCCTTTGACCCAAATGGAATTTCAGCAGGTGGCTATGGTTACTATAATGTTCCCAATGCAAGTGATGTAAACCAAAATTCTATTATATTTGATAATTACGAAATGGCTCATTTCAGATTATTAACTGATACAAATTTCCTTCCATATGGCAGATCATACATAGAACCAGCGCGTAAATTGTTTAAACAATACGTTCTAATGGAAGACGCCATGCTTATCCATAGAATAGTTAGAGCGCCGGAAAAGCGAATTTTTTATGTAAACGTAGGAAATATACCTCCAGCAGAAGTAGAAAATTTCATGCAAAAAACAATTTCAAAAATGAAACGTACTCCATACATGGATCAACAAACCGGAGAGTACAATTTGAAATACAACATGCAAAACATGCTTGAAGATTTTTACATCCCAATTAGAGGAAATGATACAGCTACTAAAATAGATACTACACCAGGATTACAATACGATGGTATAGCTGATGTAGAATATTTAAGAGATAAATTATTTGCAGCACTTAAAGTACCTAAAGCATTTATTGGGTATGAAGGTGATATTGAAGGTAAAGCTACACTAGCAGCACAAGATATTAGATTTGCTCGTACAATAGAAAGAATTCAAAGAATTATTGTATCTGAATTACAAAAAATAGCATTAGTTCATTTATATACTCAAGGTTACAAAGATGAAAGTTTAACAAATTTTGATCTAAGTTTAACTACACCATCAATCATATACGATCAAGAAAGAGTAGCGTTAATGACAGAAAAAATGACATTAGCCCAAACCATGCTTGAAAGTAAAATCATCCCTACCGATTGGATATATGAAAACATATTCCACTTTAGTGAAGATGAATTTGATGAATACAGAGATTTAGTTAAACAAGATGCTAAACGTGCATTTAGAATAGCCCAAATAGAGGCAGAAGGTAATGATCCATTAGAAACAGGTAAATCTTATGGTACACCACATGATTTAGCTTCATTATACGGTTTAGGAAGAACCCAATCAGACCCAGGTAATGTTCCTGATGGTTATGATGAAAAGAACCCATTAGGTAGACCAAAGAAAAATAAAACAGATAGGGGTACACAAGATAATGCATTTGGTAAGGACCCATTAGGTAAAAAAGGAATGAAAAACGATGACAATGAGTCTAGTAAATTAAGACCAACATTTAAGGGTGGTTCTCCACTAGCAATGGAACACAAAAACATGCTTAAAAAAGCACCTGGTCCAAAAAGAACAGGTAAACGCTTAGTTTTTGAGCAAGATAAGCAAGGGGAAGATTTATTAGATGAAAAACAGTTGAAAGAGTAAAAAATCTTTATATATTTATAATAAACTAAACATTAAAGAATGAACATTAAGCATTCAAAGTACAAGAATACAGGTATTCTTTTTGAACTTTTAGTTAGACAAATAACAGCTGACACTTTAGATGGTAAGGATTCTAGGGCAAGCATTATACTAAAAGAATATTTTGTTAAAACAGAATTGGGGAGAGAATATAAATTATATGAGACTTTGTTTAAAAAGACTAGTATAACAGAAACTAAAGCAGATATCACAATTTCAACTTTATTAGAATCTTCTAAAAATTTAAATAGAAGTGCTTTAAAAAGACAAAAATATAATTTAATTAGTGAGATTAAAAAACACTATGATGTTACTAAATTTTTCTCTCATAAATTACCTCACTATAAAGTACAAGCAGCATTTTATACTCTAATAGAAAGTTTTTCCCAAAAAGCTACCCAAAATGCTCAACAAGTTATAGATAATAAAATTACAATATTAGAACACTTAACAGCTGCACCTGTATCAGAAGAAAAAGTTAAAGAAAATGTAATTAAAGAATTTCAAGGATACGATAAAGACCTAAGAATACTTACATACAGAGTTTTATTAAACAAATTTAATGACAAGTATGATAATTTGTTAGAGGGTCAGAAAGAAATCCTAAAAGAATTAATTAACTCAATAGATAATACTCCAAGACTAAAAGAATTTCACAATACCAAAGTATCAGAAATCAAAACCGAGTTAACAGAATTAAACAAAAATGTAGCTGATGAAGTTACAAAAATTAAGATTGAAGAAGTAATTAAAATGTTACCTACATTAGGTAAAACATCTAAAGTTAAAGATGATGATTTAACTAATTTGTTACAATACTACGATTTAATAGAAGAATTAAAAACCACCAATGTTCAAGTACAAGCTTAAAGAAATAGAATTAGGGGACACTGAAACCCAAAAAGGGAAAAAAACAACAGTTTCTAATATTAATCCTGAAACTGGGGCTATTACATGGGACATAGAAGACGTAGCTGATTTTTCATCAACATACAAAGAACTAGAAAAAGCAAAAGACTTTTTATCCAAACTAGAAAAAACAGGAAAATCTAAAGATGATCCTGCCATAGATAAACTAGCAGCTCAAATAAGAGAATTATTCAATACATTCAGAACACACATTAGAAAAAACTATCCTGAAGAATATAAACGAGTATTAAGATTAAAAGAATCTATTACTGAAGTTAAAAACATGACTTTTGGAGATTTTTTAGATGATTTAGATAGTAGATTTTTAGATATTTTAAGAGCTGCTAAAGGTTTAAATGCTAAAAATAGCAATACAGTTAGTATGAGAGCTACCATAAATCAGAATTTTACCCTATTCAGGAATTATATTTCAAAACTAAAAAAAGAGTATAGTGATGAACTAGGAAAAGAATTAACATTTACTATTGATGAATCAGTTAATGAAATATCTAATACATTAACAATTAGGGATTTATTTGGAGATGATTTTCCCTTTGATTATGTATATAAACCTGAAGGTGATAAAATTATAATCCCTAAAGAGGGATATAATGATGATGGTACTCTATTTGATATGAAAGATGATTGGAAAGAAAAAATTATAAGAACATTTCGAGAAAAAATACCAAATGCTGTTGCAAAACCTAATATGGGTGGAGGGATAACAGTACATTTAAGATCATCAATAAATGAAGGTAGTGATGAGAAGTTATCTATTATGAAAGACGAAAATGGTAAATTCATAATAGGAATGGCTAAAGGGAAATACCCAAGAAGTAAAGAAGCAGGTCCCTTTGACACTCAACAAAAAGCATGTGAGTTCTTTAGTAAAAAAGGAGATTTTATTTTAAATAATCTAACAGAAGAAAGATTAAATGAAATTGATATTAATAAACTAAAAATAATAGGTGACATATATTCATCTTGTGAAATCCCAGTTAATGAAGGTACTTTCCACGGCCCTAGAGAAATTGCAATTTATGATGGGCCCGATGGAGAAACATATATTGAAAAAAGAGGTACTGGTTATTATGGTTACAATAATTCATTTGATTTTGAAGCCGAAGATAAAGCAGAATTAAAACATAAATTAAATTCCTGGGGGTATAGATTAATAGCAGGTTCTATTGATGAAGGTGAAGGTATAGGATATTTAACACCAGATGCATTTGGTAAAAACAAAAAAGACGTTTATACTAGCCAATACGGATACAAATTAGTCCCTAAAAAAATTAAAGGAGCAGGTACTATAGTAAAACAATTATTTGAAAAAACGGATCGCAATGAATTTCAAACTAAAAGAATTGCATCCTTTAAAGAAATAGAAGAAAGATTAAACCAAATATACCCTCTTTTATCTAATGCAAAAGATAAAACAGCAGAATATTATAATGAAAACCCAGGTTCATATTCAGTAGTTTATTCAACAGACTACATATTTGAACTACTAGATGAAGTAGAAGAAAAATTGAAAAAAAC